AAAACAAAATCCAGATTGTGTCCGCAAAAGCCGATGATGGCTCTACGCCGACATTCGTGGCAGACGCTGCAATCACCGCTGATGTTAGTGATGTAGGGCCGTCATAAAAAATAACAGATTCCTTTGTACCACCCCAAGGAATGCCATTAGGTTGAGTTACAGCAGGATAACGTGAAGCTGGAACAAGCCCTACCAACCCAGAATTTCGGTTCTTGATCGGGTCAACCAAAAGAGAAGAAGTCGTCCTGTATTTGCCTGGAGGCAAAGTAACAATCCTATTTGAGTCTAGCGCAGCCTGTAGCGCTACTGTGTCATCTGTCAACCCATCACCAACTGCGCCAAAATCTTTTACGCTAAAATTTTCAATCAACTTCGATTGAACGGTTCTAGTAACAGCGCCAGTGCCCGCTTGTATAAATCCTACTAGATCGGCTCCCTTGCCTGTTCCAGTAACCGCCAAATCTGATGGTAAAGTCAGATAACTTTTGGTAATGGGCGCAGAGTAGATGACCGAACCATTCTTGTTCGTGACTCGGATACTGTAATCACTTGCCGTGTAAAGATTCGTCGGTGCACCAGAATTTACCGCATAGCCGCCTACAGTGCGGATGGGTTGCACTGCTGGCTGGGTAAGTGCCTCATCAAAGAAAACCGCTACGGAGTTTAACTGCGGGTCCATGTTCGCAACACCGACGAAGATATACCCGGCCTCTAGTGGCTGCCCATTAATATCATTGAAGATCGGGAATGGTGTTTGTGCCGAGACTGAAGACATATTAAATACCTACTTAGGTTATTAGACCGAGATTAACCAAGGCCAAGTGGATGGCTTCTGCACTAACAGCTACGCCTGTTTGTCTTGCGACGGATGCTGAACCATAGAAGCCTACCCTGTTTGAAGCAGAACCGATATTAACAATGCCATTATTCTTAGCCAGTAACGCCATGCCAGCATCGGTTTCGCCTTCAACGGTGAAAACAGCCAGATTTCCCGAACTATTGCTCGCAGTGATAGGCATATTGATTGCGGCTGTAGTAGTAATTTGACGAGTCTGACCAAAAACCGTGCCGCCGGGAGTTCCGTTAAAGATAGTAGCCACTCCACCAGCATAAGGAGAGAGCAAGGGTTCCGAACCGAAGTTAATTATATTACCACTAGACGCAATCACAGCTCCATTACCGGCACCGCCTCTACTGTACTGTTCAAGAACCGCGCTACCCAACCATACAATGTTATTGGCTCCATTCGCCCTAATAGCATGAGAATCAGCGAGAACGCTATATGCGTTCGTTATTTGAACTAGGTGATTGCTCCCAGAAGAAATATCGAGGAGTGCGGCACCGGCCAATGCGTTAGCGGGAGTCGTCGGCGGCCAAGATTGTCCCAAATGGAACACATTGGACACTTGGACATGAGCTGGTTGCGTCGAATCAACGACAATGGCTCGTGCTGTAAAATCCGCGTACAAGCCGTTAACAAAAATCACTTTCGCTGATCCGAAAGCACCCGTCGTAAAAAACATGCTGGCCTGAACTGCGAAGGTAAAAATCCGGTCTAGCCACATGCCATCTACCCGTGACAAGGTGATTGTAACGGCATTGGCTTGTTGATATTGTAGTACGGAGTTCGCTTCGCTCCAGTAAGTCCATGCGTGCAAGCCATCGAATTTACATAAATCAAATACGCGGTCGAAAGAAAATCCCCGGAAAAAGAACTGGCCCGTGATATTTTCATACTGAGTACGAAACGCGAAATCCGTTAAAACGCCTCGGTAGACATTATGGAAATGAACGCGATTTAAATGAAATACTCCTTGGGTATCCTCGACCCGGATCGTCCAATCTCTAATAGCTGGGACCCATCCGGACGCTGGCGTCGCGTGGCCTTCTTGAAAGATCGCGATATCGAATAGTCCTGATCCCTTAGTCAAATTACCCGTGACTTGAATCAATGGGCCACTAGCCGATGCGTGAATGAACCAAGTTCCTTTTCCGGGCAGAGTGATCGGCCTACTATTGCTCAAATCAAAGGCACCTTGGCCTACAATTCGAACGGTCCCTGATATCAGCAGTGTGCCGACTATTCGATATGTCTTGGCTCCGAGATGTAATTCTATCTGACCGCTGTTCTGTGCTTGTACGAAATTTATCGCTGCCTGAATGGCTCCCGTATCATCAGTTACACCGTCACCGACAGCCCCGAAATCCGATACGTGTACGATCTGCCGCAACTTATCTTGTGACGATATGGCGACAGCACCTGTTCCGGACTGCATAAAACCCACTAGATTCGCGCCTTTGCCTGTTCCAACGGCAGCTAGATCTTCTGGGAAAGTCAAATAATTTTGAGCAATAGGCGCAGAGTAGATAACCGAACTATTCTTGTTCGTGACCCGGATACTGTAATCACTTACCGTGTAAAGATTGGCTGGGGTGCCAGAATTTACCGCGTAGCCGCCCATTGTTCGGATAGGCTGTCCCGCTGGCTGAGTAAGCGCCTCATCAAAGAAAACCGCTACAGGGTTTACCTGAGGGTCTAGGTTAGCAACGCCAACAAAGATATACCCAGCCTCTAGCGGCTCGCCGTCAATGTCGTTGAAGATCGGGAAAGGTGTTTGTACTGATATTGCGGACATGGTTTATTCCTTTATGGCGCGCCATCGCCAGAGTCGGGCGTGTAATTCAAGGCTTGGGTGATTCTGTCTTTGGTCTTTTTATCAGCAATATTCTGCCTTATCATCCTCATACTTTGGACGATTGGAAGAGGTATTCCAGTAACCATACCTTGAACCGCTGACTCGCTTATAAGCGCTGCAATAGTCCTGGCAGTGCCAGAGTTGTTGATGGATGTAAGAGGCGGCGTTGATTGAATGTACTTCAATACTTGGTTTAGGTTGCGTATCTGTTCCGCTGCACCAACACCCATAACGGTGTCAAGCTTTCCGTTCTGGTCAAAAGCCTTGATTGCACGGTCTAGCTTTGCGCTGGATATGGTTGGCAAATTATCTGTACCAAAACCACTCTCTGATTTTTCTAGTAGGTGCCTTACTGTTGCGCCTTGTAGCTCTTTGAAAGCCTGCTTACCTTCTTCATCAGGGATTGTATTAAGGACTCGCTTTAGTCTAGTAATATCGCTTGTTCTAGAGTTTAGAATGCTTGCGCGGAAAACATCTTCAATTGGTGTTTTGGGGTCTGCCATGCCCTTTTTTTCCAGTAGAAGCCTAGACACAATCGCCCGGTCTTCATACTTTGCGGCTTGGTTTCTACGCTGGGCGCGCATGGCTTTTGTAAGCCCCCCGCCAATCGGGTCTCCAATGTCATCAATGCTTCTTTTGATGATAGAAGACAGTCGTTTGTCATTGGGGTTTGCTGCGCTAATTCTGGAAACAGACTGGCGAAAGTCTTCTAGCTGTCCAAGCGTAACGCCAGCAATGGGAACGAGATCGCCTCCGCCTTGCTCGCGTGCGATGCCCAGTCTGACTGCGTTCTGTCGTGCTGTGTCTGGAACACCAGTAATACCGGCCACGCCACGAGCCTGCGTGTTCAAAAACTCAAGCACTGGAGTTGGATCAACAATCGTGCCCGCCTCTGTTGAGTCTCGGAACTTGTCGTAAAGAACCTTGGTTTTCGCCTTCTCGCCAGCCCATCCCTTCATTAGCGCATCAACAACAGCAATGCCTGTGTTGGAGTAATCTCCAGTTACTGCGCCCGTATCGTCAAGAATTTGGTTAATCTTTCCAAGGGTTGCGCGGTTGTTTTGCTGCTGGCGCTGCACAAACAATTCTTGAACGCCTGGGGTTTTTGCGGTTTCCTTCTCGAAAGCTAAGAGAGTCGGATCTCTTTTGAACTCTCCTTCTGTCATGCGTATTGGTACGCCATTAACACCATCGTTTGCCATGTTCAGCTCAGCAAGGCGCTGTCTTTCAATATTCAACCCAGCAGCACCGATGGAAGCCCGGCCTATCGCGGCGGCATCATCAGCAGCTGCAGGAATGACAGCGGGTGGAATGCCTAAAGCCGCGCGTCCAGTGTTGATTGCGCCTTGAACAGGCCTAGCAACAGCGCGGCCAGCAGTAGCAGCAGCCTGGCCAGTAGCCCGCACGCCTTGACCAACCAACGCAGCGCCCTGCTGGGCCGCGTTTCTGACGACTGGCACAGACTGGGCGGCACTTTGCAACAAAGCACCCTGCGGCCCTAGAATTGGCAGGACAGGAAGCGCGTTACCTAAAAACTCGCCCGTGGCTTGCGCCATCTCTTGTCCGCGTTCGGTACGCGGGGCAAACGTCAACGCGCTGGCTGCGTCTTGTGCGGATTTTTGGATCATCTGCACGGCTTCTTGCGTGCCAAACTGTCCGCTCAGAATCTGCTCAGCAAGGCCTTTTAGCGTACCTCCAATCATGCCCAGCGCGCCACCAGTGGCACCTGTCGCGAGCGTCAAGGCAGTTTCACCGACTCCAACAATGTTATCACCTAAGGTCGCGTCAACTGGCACCGGCACAGGCGGTGCTGCTGGCTCTGCTGTGGCTGACGTGGCTCTAATCGTGGCAACGCGAGACTTTAGTTCTTCAGAGTCTGGCGCAACATTATCGGGGATGTTGTTGATTGTGATGCCGTCTCTGGTGGTGATTGAATATGGCATCTTAGTAGTCCACCACTACATTGCGGTTTGCTGACGGGGCAGCTGCTGGCCTTGCTGCCGGTGCAGCTCCACCAGCTCGCCCAGCTGGTATTTGTAAGGATGGATCTGGCTTTGCCACTTCTTCGTAGCTCTTGCCCATCTTAACAATTACACGCTCTGCAAATTCTGTAAAAGACTCTCCCTTTTTTACATCAAGAGAGCCAGCGGCAAAATCTGACCTTGCTTTGGTTAAAAGGCCGTTGTTGTTTTGCAGCCAATCGGTTTTTGACTCTGACACAGCAGAATCGATTTTTTGCATCTTCGCCATGCCTTTAAGAAACGATGCCAGAAACTTTGCGTCGGCTGTTTCAGGTGGAAGACCTTTAAGAGCAAGCTGAATGTCTTTGTCTGTTGCAACACCTGGCGGCAGACTCTTGATCGCAATACTGTTTCGAACTCGCGTGTATTCGTTGCGAATCATTGTGAAGTCGCCTTGACCGCCTGTAGCTCGTTTTATAAACTCGCCAGCAGTGGTAAAAATACCGCGTCCACCGCCTGCTTGTTCCACTTTGGCTGCAAGAGCAAAGAATTGAGACGCAGATTGGCTGCTTGTTGCGGCCAAGGCAGATGCTTCATTTATAGATGCTCTAACGTCCTTCGGAATGTCCAGCCCCATAGTTCCAATGGAAGCCATTTTTTCGGCAACCACGGCTGTTACTTCAGCAGATCTAAGGGCAAGATCTTGTTTCTTCAAGCCAAACAGCTTTAGTCTGTCAGAAACCTGGCTGTTGATGTTCTGTATCTGAGCCTTTGCTAGTGGCTCTGCAAACCTTGCGTCAACTTGAGCTTTATCCGCGTTTGCCTTAGCAAGGGCCAAGTCTGCTGCGGCACTTTCTGTTGCGTTGCTTGCGTTTGCTTGTGCAATGGTTGCCGCAGCAATGGCAGCGTCAGCTTCTGCCGTGCCTTTGCGTGATGCGTTAGCTGCTGTAGCTGGCGCAGTCCTGGCCTGTGCGAGCTTTATAAATTTGTCGGGATCTGCGATAGATAGGGCCAAGTTGATTCCTGCCTGCGCCTTCTGCACGTCTCCACCGTCCAACGCATCCATCGCCTGCTGATAAATACCCAAAGATTCGCCGCTGTTCTTTTTTGCAGCGATGATGCCAGCCAATGCCTGCTTCGCAACTTCCGGCTTTCCGTTTTCTAGAGCGTTTGAGATCTCCAGCCCACCGTTAAACTCGTTCTTCAAACGATCGGCACTGAAACCTTCAGAAGCCTGTTTAAAAGCTGCTGCGTTCTGCGGATACGTCGCGGCCAAACGTGCGAAAGCAGCTTGCGTTGGATTGTCAAAAGTGGCTTGCAGGTCTGTCGCATACTGCCGCTTGGCAGCTGCTGCAGCCTCTACCGCTGCGCGCTGCTCCTGCGCTTGCCGGATGCCAGCGCCAAGCTCGAAACCCTGCGCGATTCTTTGCGTCAGGTCAACCTGCGGGATCATGCCCGAATAGTCGATTGGGCCTTGTAGTGGGTTGATTGCCATGTTTTTTTCTTAAAAAACTTTCAAGCCCAAGCCTGGGAATCTTGAGCCGCCAGTCAGAGAAATACCTGATCCACCAGCCCCTCCAAAAGCACCCAATCCGCCAGCAAGTGCGCCAAGAGACGCAAGTGTTCCAAACGTGTTTCCAGCCACACCACCTCTTGCAGTTTGCCCACCAGCAACTGCGCGCCCTTGGTTTGCAAGTAAGTTGCTCACGTTGTCGCCAACATTTAAACCCGATTGCGCTTGGCCTGCTGCTGCTGCTTGCCCCTGGCTTGCAATGCCACCCAGGCGGCTAAACTGCTGATCGATGGCCTGTTGCAGCATCTGCGGCCTAAACTGCGCCAGTGCTGCTTGTACGTTGCCACCGCGCAGCCCACCCGTAGCAGATGAGTTTTGCAGCAGCGCGTTTTCGCCTTGCTGCTGTAGCTGCATAAACAGCGGAGAATCTGCAATCCCGCTGATGGCTTGGTTCTGTGCATCCGCACCACCGAGTCCGATCAGGTTTTGCTGTCCGGCCAGCGCACCAGTTCCAGCATTGACAAACGGTGACATAAGGTTAACAAGAGCATCAAACTGCCGACGCTGCTCTTCAATGCCAGCCTGCGACGCTTCTGCCTGTGTTTGCGCCGCTTGCTCAGCAGCCTTACCGGCTTGCTTGGCACCAGTAATGCCGCCGAAAACGTCTCCAATAAGATCGCCAATGAAGCTCATTTGTTATTCCATTCTTGCCTGGTCATGCCCAGACAGTAAACGTCCTTAATCACGCCAGACTGCATACACGCTTGGCGCTTAGTTCCCTCATGCTTAAACCCAAGCTTGAGACAGTAGTTTTTTGCAGAGTCAAGACCTTGGATGACGTGCGCAGTCACACGAAGGATCGGCATGGCAAACGCCCACGCCAAGAAAGACCTTCCCAGCTCGCGAGAAACCATCACAGCAGAATTTTTTAGCAGTGCGTGAAGGTCTAGATCCAGTTCAGAATTCTTGATGGCCAAGAATGCACCGCAAAATATTCCGTCACACCACGCAGACAAGTAAACGGCGCAAGGGTGAGCTACTGGAGCGAATGCCCGATGATCGTGTCCTACACGCGCAATGTATGGATCTGCATAGACCTCGTTTAGATGGTCTTGCGTTATGCCTTCAGTGACTAGCAGCATCATTGGCCCATTTCTGGAGAGCTGCTGGCGGCTCGTTAAGCTCAGCGTGTGTATTTTGGCACATTTTCTTATCAACCGTGATGCTCATCGAAGTCTCGCTCTTGTTGGGCTTGACAGGATCGCAAGTCGTGGCAGATAAAGTCGAACTTTTTGCAGTAGCCCCGATAACCTGCCCCAACATCCCCAGCGTTTAGCGGGATGCGCTCCATCAAAGCCTGCTTCATGCTGCTGTTGTCATAGTGGACGCAGTTTGAACAGCGATGGCGGCGTGCTTCTCGCTCGTCTACCTGAAAGGCACGCGCAAGGGCCATCCAATATGGCTTGTTGGCTGTAGGATCGTTTGACGGGATAGCAGGGCCATGCTGCCACTCTTCCACGGCAACCCGAGTATTTTCCTTGTTCTCGGTCGTCGTGATAAACGGCATCGCTTCTGGAATGCCACCCATACTGTGCATAAACATCGGGCTCATGTGATTACCTTATGTTGCTTGTGTTTGTGATGTGAGGAGGCCGCTTGTAAACGTCATAGATCCGTTTACACCGCCGGTCGTAAGCTTTGCGGTGTTGATGGTTGCGCTTATACCTCCAGCCAAGGGCGAGCCGCTTGATGCGGCAGTGAGTCGACCTTTCGCGTCCACGGTGAATGATGCGAGAACGTAATCACCGGGCACGACTGCGGTATCATCAATACTGATCGCGGGCGTCAAACCGCCCGTGCTGGTGATGGGCGCGGTTCCGGTGACTGAAGTCACAGGATCCACCCCGCTGGACGCGGCAGTCAGTCGCCCTTGTGCATCTACCGTGATTGATGCGTAAGTGAATGATCCTGGCGTTACGTCTGTATCTGTGATGCGGATACCGATAAATCCGGGCCCATTGTCAACCCCAATGCCGACGCCAGCCGTAAGTGTTGATTTTGCCAAACCTGGGGCTAGGCCAATCAGAAGTTCACCATTTTCGTAGGTGGATTGTCCTGTGCCGCCGTTGGCAACAGCGGTTAAGTTTGCCGACTCCAAAAGACGCTCAAATTGACGCACCAGCTCTTGGCTGTTCAAAAACGTCGCCAGCTGGTCGCGGCTGATGCTAAATGATAAGGCCATGTTTAGTAAGCCAGAGGATCTAGCTGAGCCTCTAGGCGCATAAAAGACAAGTGCGCTTGGCTGTTGCCCTTAAAACGCTGGATGCGGAAGTTTCGCATGTGGCCTTGTTGAAACCATACCAACCGCTTTTTTGTGCTGCCCGTCGTGCCCACCTTCACCGCGCGCTCTTGGCTAAACGACATGCCATCTGTGCTGTAGCTGGTTGTAATGGTTGGGTTTGAACCAAGCGCCACACTGCCAGTCAGGCTCACAAGCTCAAGCTCGTTGAATATCGCCCCGTTACCTTCGTTGTAGACAATCATAGTCCCAAACTCCCAGTAAACAATCTGCCCCCAGTGGGTGCTTATGTCTTGGACAAAGAATCCTAGCGATGTGCTTTGCGTGTCACCAATTAGCCATTTGTCATAGGCCCACACCATATTTTTTCCACGGTATTGAGAATATTCTGTAAGGCTACTGGTAAGCGTAAACCAGACTGGTTCACCCAGATCTTGGGATGCTGCGGCGTCGTAGACAACCGCGCGATCAGGAAGATGAACGTATAGAAATTGGTGGCTTCTGTCGTTGCGAGACTCAAGCTTTACAACAGACAGCTCGGCTTCGGTGTATTCAAGCAGCAGGTTGTCAATCTCCTGTGTGCTTATCTTGTCAGACCGTGCGTTGACGCCCAAGAAAATACCTGGGGGCTGGTTGCGTGAACTACCAAGGAATGTAATCGTATCAAGGTATGTGCAGCAAGCCTGGGTGCCAACCACGCCCCTTGTGATCTGAGCGCCGGGAATCCTGGCAAACGGGAAGAACTCCCCTCCCACGTTTTCAAACACCTCGATTGTGTTCCGGTTCAATGCATACACTTCATTGCGAAGTTTCAGCAGGGCAACAACCGGGTCTGGATCTACCTCTGAGCTTCCATACTTTAGAGGGTTGATCTGTGTTGGGTCTGAAAGCTCAGTCACAACCAAAGAACCGCCGTCTGTAGTCATGAAGTAGCCGTCAACCCATACCACGTCTAGAACAATCCCTAGATCAGGGTCTGTGACTTGCACTAAAGATACATCGTCCCAGTAGTAAAGACGCCCACCGGATGCTATGGCCAAGCGACCGAAGCCGTAGTCCATTGTCACCATTTCATCAACCGGGCCTCCAACATCGCCCAATGTGGTAACTGTGCCGTCACGGCCTACCAAAACAAGCTTTGTGCCCATAACCCGGTAAAGCTCATCGCGCCAGTTGATGCCGCCACGGTCGATGCCTGGGCCTGTACCGTTTTGCACCAAACCATCGCCTGGTCGCAGAAAGCCGTTACTGATGCCAGACTTCTTAGGCACCGGCACAAGGTTTACCGGGTAAGCCGTGCGCAGCTGCGGCGAGCTGTCGGCATAGATGCCGTTGAGAATCGGAATCTGCATTTGGTTTACGCGATGCGATACCAACTGTTTGTTGCGGCAACGTAGCGCACCCGGAAGTTGTCTTCTGCTGCCAAGGTAGTAGGCACGCCGTAGGCTTGGGTTGCACCGTTAAGCGCAAGGGTAAAACCAGTAATCTGCTGGGTTGTTGTGACAAGCACCTCGGAACCGTCTGGCGTGCCGGTGTTTAACGGTAGAGTAATCGTGCCAAGTGCCAGCGTGCTGACTGGCTGGATGAGCATCCACTGCTGGTCAACCGGCGTAGGCACGGCAATATTAAAGCCAGTGCCGGGTGTGAAGATGTTAGTCGCAAGGCTGGGCGATGCGAATGTCTGCTGGAAAAACGCTAGGAGATGACTGATAGGCAACCGTCTAGCGTCGCCATTGTTGGGGCTGTAAACCGGGATCTGATCGCCTGGCGAGACATTACTCAGAACAGGTAGCTGATTGATGTATGGCATTTTTTAGCTATCAGTAAAATTCTATCGGCCCATCTGGTCCTGCCAGAATCGGATCTACAGGCTTGGGCAAGAATGGGTTGTTGTACTGTCTTGAAAGCTTGCGGCCTGCGCCACCTGGCATTGTGGATGGTAGCTGCTGCTCTGGCGGCATTGCGGCGCGCTGTAGCAGCGTGTTGTAGCTGGCCTTGGCAATCGCCATTGTGCCCATCATCACCTGCCTGCCCATGCTCGGAGCAAGACGGATCGCAAGGTTAGTGATTACCGCTTCATTGCCGCTGTCTGGTATCAGTGTCGGCTCGCTTAGCTCACTGTCTGACGGACTGCCCGGCAGCGGGTATCCTAAGCGGATTCCTTTACCATTCCAGTCGGCCATCATCGCATCAAGGCGGCGCAAAGCTGATTGGAGCTGTTCTGGCTGTAGATCAAATGTGTAGTTCGCAAGCCCGATTTCTTCATAAGCAGCAGAGACAAATTCACGCTTGCTGTATCCCATGTCATTCCCCGCTAAGTTTTCTGGTGATAAGTTTTGCGATTCTGTGATCTGTGGCTTTTTCAGAGAAAACCAAGCCCAGCTCGCTTGCTTTTTGCAGCAGCTCAACCCGCGTAGGCGGTGCATCGTCTTGCTTGTCCGCCACTACCAAAAGACGATGGTTGATGCCATCAAGCGGCACAGATGGTCGCTTCTTCTTCGTCTTGGTATCACGCCATTTCGCACGGATCACAGGCCTAACAGATCCTGCTCCAGCGGCTTTAATTGCAGCCAAGCTAGTCAAGTACCATCCATCCGCCAAGAGCCTATCAAGGTCTTCTTGCGTCAGTGCCTGGGAGTATTTATAGCTGCCGCCCGATGGTTGCATGTGAGTACCTGGCGACTTGTAAACCAGCGCGGGAAGATCAGTCATTTTTTCTTAGCAGGCTTGGCAGTTTTGGCAGACTGCTTAAATGCGGCTGCTGTTGGGGCACCTTTACTGCCAACAGAGCGCATACGCTCGACTTTGCCACCGGCTGCTTTTTGGGCTTTGATGCGGTCTTGCTTTGCATTGATGTTGGCGTAAAGGCCCGGCTTCATTTTGACTTCATTTTCATGGCTGGCTTGGCGTTTTTCATGGCAGGCTTGGTGCTGCTCATGGCTTTTTTGGCTGGCATAGGCGACATCATCATGCCGGACTTGGTTTTAGTCATACCCATACCGTTTTTACCGTTTTTCATATTAGCCTTTTAAAGTTAACAATGATAAAAGGGCCGAAGCCCTTCTGTGATTACTGGTTGAACAACAGAATGCCAGACATTTGTGGATTCTTGTTCACCACACCAAACAATGTATCCAAACGGTACTTAGTTTTCATCGTGTCAATGTCGTAGAACTTCTGCATCACCAGCTCAATGCCTTGGTCTGTGCTGGCTCGCATGATGGCCACGCCTGCATCGGTAGGCACAGAGTAGCGACCGGGAAGGATTTCCAAGCAATCGCGCTGCCAGAAAACGTTGACGCTTGTGGCGTTGACGTTCAAGAAGACAATCGCAGCGGCAGAAGCCTGGGTAACGATAACGTTTTGATATTGTGCCTCAGCATCGGTGCCGCCTTGGGTAGAGATCACTGGCGGCGTGATAACCATCGTAGTTCCGTTGGTCACGCTCACAACACGAAACGTCTTAAGCTGGCCAGTAGATTGCTTGGTGATGTGATGCACCGCTTCAACGCCTGAGATAGTGAATGCGTCACCGGCAACAATGCCGGCAGTGTTGTCCACTGCAACAGTTTGGAAGCGGTTATCAACGTTGATCTTGCCACCAACTGCCGTAGATGTAGCAACCGGAACATAGAAGTTGTTAGCAGCAGTGCGGGTATCAATCGCAGTTGCACCACCAGCCGCGGCAGTAATCCGGTTAGCGTAGTCCATTTTGTAGGTGTCAAAACCTGCAACCGGGCCAACAAAACTAGACTCGTAAGCTTTGTCCGACTTTGGATTACCAAACGAGCGCGATGCTTGCGACAGGTTGCCAGCCAAGCCGTTGTAGTCGCGGCTGGAAAGAGCCAAGTAGCGCTCTTCCATGTTCACGCCTTGCTCGTTCATGATCGTGTCAGCAAGCGCGATGTTGTCATAGTCGCCAGCAGCGGCAGCGATGGGCACAACAAGCGATCCAAGCGAAGCAGCAGAGTTCATGATTGCCACGTTAATATCGCTTGCCAGCTTCTGCTTTGCAGCAACGCCCAATCGGCCTTCTTGCAACGCGTCACGCAGTTCCAGGGCGTTAAGCTCAAAAGCAACCGTCTTGCTAAAGCCGATAGTGGCAGGCACAGAAAGCTGTGTAAAGTCGTTGTAAGAGCCTGAGATGCTCACGCCTGGGGTGCTGTCAAACGACTGGGCAATGTAGGGCTGTGGTCGAAAGATGATGTTGTTGGTGCGCTCCATCATCGTCTGATCGGTCTGATAGATCGAGACGTTGCGGGACAACACCAGCGCATCGTTAAAGCCTTCCAAAAGGTCTTCAAATGCGACTCGTTCTTCTTTGGAAAATGCGTTAGCCATAATGGGTCCAATAGGTTAAGTTATTTGGCTGATCGCTTGGCTTGTCGGTACTGATAAACTTTTGAGTAGTTACCAGACTTCTCTGCGTCTGCTCTAAGCCGTTCAAGTGTTGAGTCAACCGCGCCAGACGTGCGACCGTTAGATGAGATCGTGCGTTCTGGCTCGGGTGCTTTGCGGCTGGTCACTTTCAATTCCTTTTCAAGTTTTGCAACCGCAAAAGCAAATTTCACAGGGTCTGTAATGGCTGCAAGCTCTGCTGCTTTCTTTGGGCTTTTTCCAATCGCGTAAATCACCAGAGCCGGGTTGTCTGCACCTTGCAGAATCACACCCTGCTGCGTCATACTGAAAAGCTCGGTCGCCACCGACTCGGCTTCTTCAAAGTCACGCACCTTTAACTCTGCTTTGGCCTTCGTGTAGCCGTCTAGCTTGCCCTGCCATTCTTTAGTCTGAGTCTGCTCGGCTGACTTTAACTTCTCAGTCTCAGTCTCTACCTGGCGCTTTTGCTCAAACCAATTTGACAACGCATCTTCGTACTTTTCAGAGTCGTAGTCGTGGCCTTCAAGCGTGGGCTTGGCGCTTAGTACAACCGGTTTTTTCTCAGGTGTACGGCTTGCCTCGCGCGCTTCAAGTTCACGGATACGCTTATCTTTTTCCCGGCTTGTCTTACGCAACTCCTTAACCCATGCTGGCGCTGGAGCGTGATCCTCTGGAGGTGGCGATTCCTCTCCGATAGACACAACAACATCATCCGCGTCGTCTTCGTCAGCCACAACATCACCTGTCTCGGTAGTGTCTAAGCTCTCGATAACTTCTTCTGGCTCGTCGTAGTCTTGTTCTGCCTTTAGTTCCATCTTCAACCCTATTAACTCGCCCACTTTAAACGGCGGGGCGGTGTTCCGTATTCTGTGATTATCAACTAAACTGCAGCAAGTCGGGCTGCTGGTTTTGCATCTCCACACCGATGCCTATTTCTTTGGCTAGCTCTATGGCCTGGGCCTGGCTGTCCAGCTCAATGCCCGCCATAGTCTCGATTGTCTTGGCCCGTGTCAGCTCAGAGTCTGCCACCGTTGCCACCGTATCGGCCTTGGCCTTCGCTGCCTTGGCAATCGCCTCTTCTGCTGCCGCCTTCAGGAACACAGAGTTCGGATCTTCTGGCTGACCTTGCATTTCTGCCATGAGTTCTTGAGACTCTTTTTCTGTCGGCTTGATGACGCCGATTTT